ACCAGAGAATGCTACTTTGGAAGGAGAAGAATAGATGTATCCTAATTTTAAGTGGTGGATAGGTGTAGTAGAAGATAGAGTGGATCCTGCTCAATTGGGCAGATGTCGAGTAAGAATAATTGGCTATCATACCGAAGACTTAGTAGAGCTTCCCACCACAGAATTGCCTTGGGCAGTTCCTATTATGCCGATGACTTCCGCAAGCATTTCTGGAGTAGGTGAAACTCCTGCATTTGTTGAAGGAACAACTGTAGTTGGCTTTTTTAGTGATGGAGAAGATGAACAAGTTCCAATTATTTTTGGAACATTGCCAGGTAAGCCAAGAAATAAAAGAAGCAACGAAACAGGGTTTTCTGACCCACATGGTGTGTATCCTAGAGAAGGAGAAAGCGGTCTAAATGGTCTACAGGAGCCTGATCTTTCACGACTAGCAAGAAATGCAGTCGCAGAAGGTCACCAATCTCTTATTAACAAAAGAGCTACTCGTAAAGAAGCAATACCAAGAGCCGCTGCTCCTCATATCGAATCCATACAAGACGACAAAGCAGGAGCAGTATACGATAGAGAGATTTGGGAAGAGCCACATCCTCGCTTTGGCGAAGAGGGATGGCAGTATAATGCGTCAAATCAAGCCCCAAATTTTGATAATAAAACTTCGGCATATCCATACAATAAAGTAACTGAAACTGAAACCGGTCATGTATTTGAAGTTGATGATACTCCAAACAACGGTCGTATTCACGAGTACCATAACGCTGGTACTTTCTATGAGATACAAGCAGACGGCTCAAAGACTACGAAAGTTGTTGGTGATGAATACGAGATAACACTAAAAGACAAAAAAGTCTATATTAAAGGCACATGTGATGTAACAATCGGCGGCGATGCAAGAATGCTCGTAACTGGTGATATGTATCAAGAGATCGGCGGCAATCTTTTCACTACCGTTGGTGGTGATAGGATAACAAAAGTCGTCGGTAATGATATGACAGAAGTATTGTCTGGTCAAAGTATGAATGTCTCTCGTAGTAGTTCGTTTAGAACTGGAGGTAATCATACAGATACTATTATTGGAAATAATACTCAAACGGTAGGAGGTGACAAGTTTACTACGGTAGGCGGAAGCATTTCAGCGATATCTGTTGGCGCTACTAGTCATACTTCTATACTAGGATTCAAAATAATGAGTACTACAGGAAGTGTTAGTGCAAGTGCTCCTATAGGAAGTTTTAAAGCAATGTCTTTGAACATGTCTCTAGCAGCCGCAGTCAATCAAACACTAACTGGAGCAGTACAATTAGTAGAAGCTACAGGATTGCAAACTCTGTCTTCAATTGGCGCACAAGTGTTAAAGTCTACTGCACAGAATACAATTGCTCCTGCTAGAAGTATTATTGGAAATACTACACATACAGGCAATTACACAGTAGTCGGTGTTGCAAGTGGCACAATCGTGAAACAAGGACCTATTGTTCTTGGAACACACAAGCATGTTTCAAGCTCGCCAGGTTCTCCTACCTCCCCGCCACTACCATAGGAATTAAGAAATGAGTTTATGCGGAGCAACTGAAAAATTAGTAGAGCTTACTCAGTCTCTAGGAACAACAGATGAAATTATTGACGGAATTGTCGATAAGATTCCCATTCGACCAGAGATTTCTCAAGCAGTAAAAGACGCTGCGGCTATAATTGCAATGGCACAAGACACTGCTCAGATTCAGGCTTTAGTCACTTCTAAGCTAAAAGAGTTTTTACCAGAGATTGAGATACCAGAAGAGATAAAAGGTCTTCAGGCTGACATTGAAGGATTTGCATCAGATATATTAGCAGCTAAACTAGCAGTCGATGATATAAAAAATGAAGTTTATAACTTGAAAACAAAGTATGATGGGTTAGATTTAGGCGATGTTGCTATTGATGATATACCAGATTTGTTGAGGCAAGGTGCTTTAGATTTAGATAATCTATGTAAGAAAATTCCAAATTTTGAAGAAGATGGAGCAGGATTTGTTTTGAAAGGAACACCTATAACTACTCCTAAGAAGAGTGCAATTGCTGATCTATTGGGCATACAAATACCAGAAATTAAAGATTTTGTATATGATATAAGAGAAGTTAAACAGTCAAAAGGCAAATCTTTTATTAACATAGAACTACCAGATTCTATTGGACTATAACGAAAAGAGTTATAAATACTAAAATGGCAAACGACACTCTTAAAATATCTAGACTTTACAAGGATTTGGATTTAGCATTCACTGCAAATCCATTAACAGGTGATGTCTCCAAAAAATTAGATGTAAACGCAGTAAAACAATCAATAAAGATATTGATGCTTACTAACTTTTATGAGCGTCCTTTTGCTCCCCAGAAAGGAGCAAATTTAAGAGGACTGTTATTTGAGCCAATGAGTTCAAATTTTGCAAGCATCATTCAGAGAACTGTATCAGATTTGATTACTTCATATGAGCCGAGGGCAAGAATTGAGTCTATAGTAGTAAGCCCCAATTTTGATACGAATTCATATGAAGTTACGTTGACATTTTTTATTGTGGGTATTGCTAGACCTCAGACACTTACGGCCAACTTAAAAAGATTAAGGTAGAACAATGGCACAACTTAATGTATCCGAATTAGATTTCGATCAAATCAAACAATCTCTAAAAACTTTCATGCAGGCGCAAGATGAGTTCAGAGATTATGACTTTGAAGGTTCTGCGTTGTCTGTCTTGCTGGATACTCTAGCATACAATACACATTATAATGCAGTACTTGCTCACATGCTTGCTAATGAGTCCTTTTTAGACTCTGCTATTAAAAGAAACTCGGTTGTTTCTATTGCAAAGTCTTTAGGTTATACGCCAAGATCAACAAGAGCAGCCACAGCATATGTAGATTTTTCTGTTGTCCCTTCTTCTACACATAATAAAACTACTTTAACTCTTTCAAGAAACACCATATTTTCTTCACGAAATGAAGGAATAAGTTTTCAATTTTATCCAGAATCAGATGTCACTGCTACTATTCAGACTATTGATGGTGTAGATAAATTTGTTTTTAATAATCTAGCCCTAAAAGAAGGAACAAGAGTTTCAAATAGATTTTTTATAGATTTGAATACTGTTTCTGGTCCTCTTACTATACCAAATGATGGGGTGGACACGTCTACACTACGAGTTAGCGTTCAAGCATCTAACTCTGATCTAACTCTAGAGTCTTATCAATTATCTACTGGAGTTTTAGATTTAAAAACTACTACCAGTGCGTATTTTCTAGAAGAAGGCCATGACGGCAAATACATCATAAGATTTGGTGACGGAGTGTTTGGCAAAAAACTAGAAACTGGAAACATTGTAATTATAGATTATCTCGTAACTTCTGGCGCTGAAGCAAATGGTGCTAGAGGATTTCAAGTAGGTGCAGTACTCACTAACGGATCAGACGAAGTTAAAAGTTTTGACACAGCAAACACTGTCAAGGCATCAGGCGGTGCAGCTAGAGAAAGTATTGATAGCATAAGAAAAACGGCACCTATCTACAATCAAGTCAGAGAAAGGGCAGTATCAGCATCTGACTATAGAAGTCTTATTCTTGCAGATAATCCTAGTGTTCAATCCTGTTCTGTTTGGGGTGGAGAAAATAATGATCCTCCTATATACGGAAAAGTTTTTATCTCGTTAGATCCTGTAGAAGGACAAATAATAACAGACGAAGTGAAAGACAGAATCATAAACACTTTGATTTCTCCACGAGCACCAGTTGCTATATTACCAGAGTTTGTTGATCCTGAGTACACTTACATAGGACTCAGAGTTGGTATCGTTTATGACTCTTCAAGAACATCGTTGACTTCAGGACAGATATCACAAGCGGCCAGTACCGCAATTACAAATTACTTTAGCACTAATCTGAATCAACTAAACAAAAACTTTTATTATTCTAGTGTACACAATGCAGTAAAATCTGTATCAAATTCTATAGTATCTGTGAACATAACTCCAACTTTGCAGAAAAGAATTACTGCATTGACAGGATTAAACAGCAACTATAATTTTACTTTTAATAGTAGAATTCAACCTAGAGAATTGCATAGTAACTGGGCCAATATTACTGTAACTGGAACTACATATAAAGTTAAATTCCAAGATACTCCTAATACAGGGGTTGTTCCTCCTGCTTATAATGGAACAGGCATTGTTTCTATTGTGGATACTAGTGGAACTAAAATTGCAAATGTAGGCACTATAGATTATAGCACTGGTGCAATATCTTTGAATGGCGTAACAGTAGCTTCTCTTTTTGGCAATGATATTCAATTAAAATTCAGAACAAGGCCGCATGACGATTCAAAGGACATTGTTACTAGTACTCTAACAAGACAGTCTGATATATCGACTGCGGCAGTTGTTGCAAAGCCTGCTAAAAACACAATACTTACACTAGATGACAGCGTTGTTAATTCTGTTACTGGATCTAGAAAAGGCTTAGAAATAGTAGTATCTACAGAAGTCGAAGGCTATTAATGTCACATCAAATACCAGAGTTTTTAAAGTATGTTTCTAGCATCACTATTGAAAATGGTGGCTCTGGATACAGCGCAGAGTCAGCAACTCTTCCTACTATAACAATATCAGGAGGAGGAGGAACTGGTGCAACTGCAACAGCAAGTGTTCTTGGTGGTGTAATAACTACAGTAAACGTAACAAATATAGGCAGTGGTTATACTAGTGCTCCCACAGTAACTGTAACAGATTCAACTGGTGGAGCTGGTGCGATTTTAACTGCTGTGCTTGGGTTTGCCACTGCTAGTTCTACTGAATACGAAGAAAAAAGCTCAACAGGAGTCAAGTACACGGTTCCTGAATTCATACGAGATGACTATACCCAATTTATTACTTTCATTGAAAAGTATTATGAGTATATAGATTCTGATGGAAATCCTGCCAATCTTCTTTTGAATAAAAAATATTCAGATATAGACGATATTAATGACGAAGAACTTAACAAAAGAGCCTTAGAACTTGCTAAAGAGTTTCCTCAACTACTGCAAGCAGACAGAAAAACTTTACTCAAAAAAATAAAGAACATATACGAATCTAAAGGTTCTGTTAGATCGATTAAAGCATATTTTAAGCTAATTTATGACGAAGAAGTTGATGTATATTTCCCAAGTAAAAATATACTTCGTGCTTCGGATGGTATATGGATAAAAGACAACTTCGTTTTTGCGACTGCT